CTCGCTAAGTCGTTGATCTGCAAAGACAAAGGACACTAGGGACACTAGGGACACTTATATAGAAGAAAAGCAGTAGATAGAGAAAGAGAGCAAGGAGCCTGTAAGATGCGCGTAAGCAAGCGCCCGCGAAAACGCACGTAGCCTCATAGGAAACCGGAGCCCCTGCGTCCCTGTGTCCCTGAACCCGAAAACGAGCGTAAACTGCCCCCCCACTGGAGATCCAACCATGACCGACCCAGACCTGAGACTCGCATCCTCGATGGCCTTCGGCGTCATCATCCTCGCCGTTGCCGGGCCGCTCGCGGGCGTCGTCGCGGCTGCGGTGCTGTTCTGGCTGGCGGGGAGCTCGGCATGAAGTCGAAGTACACGCCGGCCCTGGCTGATTCGATCTGCGCGTGGATCGCCAGCGGCGAGACGCTGTACCAGTGGTGCCGGGATCACGGAATCTCGCACCAGAATGTCTACAACTGGTTGGAGGCGCACCCAGATTTTGCGGCATCCTACGCGCACGCGCGAGATATCGGTGCCGACGTTATTGCCGAGCAGGCGCTGCATATTGCCAATACCCCAATACTCGGCGAAACCGAGAAAATATCGGCAGACGGCGGCGTCGAAATAACCAAAGCCGATATGCTGGGCCATCGGAAACTCCAAATCGAAACCCGGCTGAAACTGCTGGCCAAGTGGCACCCGAAAAAGTACGGCGACCGCGTGGAGCTCAACGGCCCGAACGGCGGGCCGATCCAGATCGTCGCGGCCACGACTGACGAGAAACTGTGACGTCGGTCACGTTCACCGCGCGCCAGCTGGCCGCGCAGGAGGTGCTCGCCGGCGACGCCACGCACCTGATGCTGTTCGGGGGCAGCCGCTCGGGCAAGACGTTCCTGCTGACCCGCAACGTGGTGATGCGCGCGCTCAAGGCCCCGAACTCGAGGCACGCGATCTTCCGCTTCCGACTGAACCACGTTCGCGCCAGCATCGTGGGCGACACGTTCCCGAAGGTGATGCGCCTGTGCTTCCCGGGCGTGCAGTACGACCTGCAGAAGACCGACCTGATCGCCACGCTCCAGAACGGATCGCAGATCGTGTTCGGTGGCGTCGATGACAAGGAGCGCACCGAGAAGCTGCTGGGCTTGGAGTTCGCCACGGTGTACTTCAACGAGTGCAGCCAGATCCCGGCCGCGTCCGTCGACATGGTGCTGACGCGCCTGGCGCAGAAGGCGCAATCCGAGATCAAGGGCAAGCCGCCCGCGCCGCTGAAGCTGCGCGCCTACTACGACTGCAACCCGCCTAGCAAGGCGCACTGGACGTACCGGCGGTTCGTGCAGAAGCAAGACCTCGAGACGAAACGCCCGCTGCCAAACCCGAGCGACTACGACTCGTTCCAGATCAACCCGGCCGACAACCGCGACAACCTCTCGCCCGAGTACATCGCGCAGCTGGAGGCGATGCCGGCCAGGATGCGTGCCCGGTTCCTCGAGGGCAAGTTCGCCGATGCCACGCCAAACGCGCTGTTCCCCGAGGAGGTCATCGACCGCTGGCGCGTGATGGACGGCGCGCTGCCCGACCTCCTGCGCGTCGTCGTGTCGGTTGACCCCAGCGGGGCCGGCGACGACGCGAATGCCGACAATGACGCCATCGGCATCGTGGTAGTGGGCCTGGGCGTCGACGGCAACGCCTACGTGCTTGAGGACTGCACGGTGAAGGCCGGGCCGGCAACCTGGGGCCGCGTGGCCGCGAGCGCGTTCGACCGCCACGAGGCCGACCTGATCGTGGCCGAGACGAACTACGGCGGCGCGATGGTTCAGCAGACGATCAACGTGGCGCGGCCGCGCACGCCGTTCAAGGCCGTGACGGCCAGCCGCGGCAAGGCGGTGCGAGCAGAGCCGTTCAGCGGGCTCTACGAGCAGGGTAAGGTGCGGCACGCCGGGCTATACCCCGAGCTCGAGGAGGAGCTGACCGCGTTCTCAACCATCGGCTACACGGGCGGCGCGAGCCCGAACCGGGCCGACGCGCTGATCTGGGGGCTGGCGGCGCTGTTCCCCGCGCTGACCGCGCCTGCCGCGTCGCGCGCTCCGGTGGTCACGCCCATGCCCACCGCGAACCGCTGGAACTCCAGCGCCAGGCGCTAGGATTGCTCAAGCCGTCATCTGGTAGCATAATCGCGCCTGAAAATCAATCGGGAGCCGCCCTATGGCACGACCCAGCACTGCCGAGCGCCTGGCCGCGATCCACTACGAAGCGTTGACCGAGTTCGACGCCGTGCAGTCGGCCCTGCGCGACGAGCGGCTGCAGTGCCTGCAAGACCGGCGCTTCTACTCGATCTCCGGCGCGCAGTGGGAGGGACCGCTGTGGCAGCAGTACGAGAACCGCCCGAAGTTCGAGGTCAACAAGGTGGCGCTCTCGGTCCAGCGGATCTTCGCTGAGTACAGGAACAACCGCATCACGGTGGACTTCCTGGCCAAGGACGGCAAGACCGACGCCTTGGCCGAAACGTGCGATGGCCTGTTCCGCGCCGACGAGCAGGACAGCGTGGCCGAGGAGGCCTACGACAACGCCTTCGAGGAGGCCGTAGGTGGAGGCTTCGGGGCGTTTCGGTTGCGCCCGACCTACGAGAACGACGAAGACCCAGACGACGACCGCCAGCGCATCCGAATCGAGCCGATCTTCGACGCCGATTCGTCCGTATTCTTCGACCTCGAGGCCAAGCGCCAGGACAAGGCCGACGCGCGCCGCTGCTGGGTTCTGTACTCGATGACGCACTCCGCGTACAAGGAGACGTACAACGACGACCCCGCAAGCTGGCCCAAGGAGATCCACCAGTCCGAGTTCGACTGGCTGACGCCCGATGTGGTCTATGTCGCGGAGCACTACCGCGTCGAGGAGGTGACCGAGACGATTCGCATTTTCCAGGCGCTCGACGGAACTGAGGAGCGGTACGCCCCGGACGAGCTCACCGAGGATGTGCTGGCGCAGCTGGAGGCCATCGGAAGCCGCGAGGTGCGGCAAAAGCGCCTCAAGCGCCGGCGCGTGCGGCAGTACCTGATGAACGGCGCGCGCATCCTCGAGGATTACGGCTACATCGCTGGCCGCGCGATCCCGATTGTCCCGGTCTACGGGCGACGCTGGTTCGTCGACAACGTGGAGCGGTGCTCCGGCCACGTTCGGCTCGCCAAGGACGCGCAGCGGCTGGCGAACATGCAGCGCAGCAAGCTGGGCGAGATCGCCGCGCTGTCGCCGATCAGGAAGCCGATATTCACGCCCGAGCAGATCGCCGGGCATCAGGTGATGTGGTCAGAGGACAACATCGCCAATTACCCGTACCTGCTGGTGAACCCCGTCACGGCGGCTGACGGCAGCACGCAGATCGGCGGGCCGGTGGGCTACACCGAACCGCCCGACGTACCGCCCGCGATGGCCGCGCTGCTGCAGATCGTTGAGCAGGACATGAAGGACGTTCTCGGCGAGCAGCCAGAGGCCGAGAAGATGGTCTCGAACATCAGCGGCAAGGCCGTCGAGATGATCCAGCAGCGGCTGGACATGAAGACCTTCCTCTACATGAGCAACCAGGCCAAGGCCGTGCGCCGAGGCGGCGAAATCTGGCTCGGCATGGCCCGCGACATCTACGTCGAGGAGGGCCGGCGCATGAAGGCTATCGGCCCGACCGGAGAAATGGAGTCGGTCGAGCTCATGCGACCGACTGTCGGCGAGACGGGCGAAGTGGAGTACGAGAACGATCTCTCGCGCGCGTCGTTCGACGTTACCGTCGACGTCGGCCCGAGCAGCGCCAGCCGGCGGCAGGCCACGGTGCGCTCGCTGCTGAACCTGATTTCGATCACCACCGACGAGCAGACGAAGGCCGTGCTCCAGGCGATGGCGATGCAGCAGCTTGAGGGCGAGGGCCTGGGCGATCTGCGCAGGTTCTTCCGCAGGAAGCTGGTCGAGATGGGCGTGATGGAGCCGACCGAGGAGGAGGCCGCCGAACTGGCCGCCGCCCAGCAGGGTCAGAGCGACCCGAACGCGCTGTTCCTCCAGGCCGCGGCAGAGGAAGCGCAGGCCAAGGCCGCCAAGGCTCGAGCCGATGTGGTGGCCACGGTTGCCGATGCCGAGCTCACTCAGGCCAAGACCGTCGAGACGCTGGCCAAGGTCGGAGAGTCCGGCCAGCCCGCCGCGGTTGCCGGAGCGGTACGCCAAGGCGTGCAGGATGCAGGCCCGCCCCCGATGTCCGAGCGCGAATCGCTCGAGGTCGAGGCCATGCGCCTGGAAAACGAGATGCGCCGCCGCAAGGTCGAGAGCACCGACACCCAGATCGAGCAGCTACGCGCCGAGCGCCAGGCCAACGACTCGATGGTGCAGGCCAGCCAGGCCATGCAGGAGGCCGTCGCGGGGCTCGGGCAGAGCGTGGCCGTGATCGGGGACGCGGTGGGCAAAATGAGCGAGGCCGTGGGCCAGTTCGCTGACACGAGCCGCGCCAACACCGACAAGGCCATCGCGGCGATCAGTCGCCCCAAGCGCGTGGTGCGCGAGAAGGGCCGCATCGCCCGCATCGAGACGGAGGAGTAAGCGATGGCTGACAACGTAGGCTACACCCCAGGCACAGGCGCAGTCGTCGCGGCCGACGAGATCGCCGGCGTCCTGCACCAGCGCGTGAAGCTGGGCATCGGCGCTGACGGGGTGGCGGTTGACCTGTCGGCCGCGAACCCGATGCCGATCACGACGCCGACGCCGATCGACGTTGTGACGGGTGGCCTGACGGATGCCGAGCTGCGCGCCACGCCGATCGACGTTGTGATCTCGGGCATAACCGAGGATGTGCCGCTGCCGGTCCACGATGAGTCCGCGCACCAACTGCTCACGCGGCTGCTCCAGTACCTCAACGCGCCGCAGGGCTACGACAAGTCGCTGCAACGGGCGCGGGTGACGGCGGTGCTGGAGTCGGGCACGGTGACGACGGTCACGACGGTCACGACCGTGGGCACCGTGACGGCCGTGACCTCGCTCAACAACTACGACGGCTACAACGCGCGGATGACCGTGCTCGACACCAACCGGACAGCCTGGGCGCAGTGCGTGCGCGCCCGCATCACCTGAGGACCGTTCATGGCCAACACGTTCAAAAAAGTCATTGACCGCATGCTGTGGGCGCAGGTCGCCCCGCTGCCCAACGCGCACGGAACAGCGGTGTGCGTGGCATCGGACCTGCGCAGCGACGTTTCGCGCAACCCGTTCGTTTACCAGTTGGTCAGCAACGCGATCCTCAACCGCTACAACATCGTCAGCAAAGGGTCAGCATTCACGCTCAACCCGGCGCTGGCGGGCACGTTCGGCGCTGGCGTGGCGATGGCCTTCGCGCCATCGTTCGGTCTGGTGGGCACCATCGCAGCAGGAGCTACCACGACGAGCGTGGTTCTGACGACCGCGCTGCCGACCGCCGTGGGCCTGAACATGCTCGCCAACCGCGGCGGCTCGGGCGAGTACGGCTTCAAGCTGCGGATAATCGACAACGGCGCGGGCGGCTCGGGCAAGACAGCCGAGCGGTACATCACTGGCAACACGGCGGGCACGACGCCCACGATCAACGTGCTGTCTACGTTTGGGTTCACACCCGTTTCTGGCTCGCGTTACGAGATCGTCGCGGGCCGGGTGATGATGCTGGGCGCGGGCACCACGGCGGCGAACATCTGGCGCACGTTTGAGGTCGCCAGCAACACGCTGTCCACGGGTCTGAGCACGACCAACCTACCCGCCGCCATCGGCACCGACAGCAGCCTGCTGGTGCTCGATGAGCAGTACACCCCCTACGATTCCAGTCCCGGCGACGGGATGATTAAGGGCGCGTACAACTACGACACGGGCGTCGTCTCGCGCTACGCCCTGACGGCAACGGCCACGGGCGCGTCGAGCCTGACCGGGCAGGCCACGCTGGGCGACGCGGTGGTCGCGCTCAACGAGTTCCGCAACTTTCAGATCCGCATCGTCGAAGACACCGTGAACGTCACGGCAGTCGGCCAGCGGCGCATCATCGCCTCGCACACGGCAGGCGCGTCTCCGGTCTACACGCTGGGCACGGCCTGGGCCGTGACGCCAAGTGCGAACGCCAAGTACGTGATCGAGTTGCCGAACCTCGCGCTGCTGCGCTCTACTGCCACGACCACGGTCTACACGTACAACTACGCCGACGCGACGATCAACAACGGGACGAACAGCATCGCCGCGAACTCATGGAGCATCAGCTACTTCGGCGCGGCTCCTGCGGCCAACGCGGCAGGCGGCATGTGGATGCCTTCGTTTGGCATTCGCCCCGACGCTGGGCGCAATGCGCGGCAGAGTTTCTGCTACTTTTTCCGAGGCGGCGCGGCAACGCTTGATGTGTTGGACATCGCAGGCGGCACGACCGGAGCATGGACGGGCGCGCTGGTCTACGACGGCTCCCCTGGCGCGTTTCCAGCTACCGGATCATGTGGCGGCTATGCCCCGTTCGACAACGAAGGGCGAATGTTCTACATGAACCTGTACGCCGCCTCGGCCATCAATCAGATATACCGCTTCGACGTACAAAACCGGGTGCTGGCTCCGTTCACGCCTACCGATTTCCTGCAAGCTGGTACGGCGGCAGTCGGCAATCGAATGTGCTGCTACGCCGCGCTGGACGGGACCGACACTTACGATGTCGTGTTCCTTCAGTCGCACCTCTCATTGGTCGCGCAGGAACTGGTGGTGCTGGTATGAGCCTCGACGACCTGATCCGGCTCATGGAGGCGCGGCTCGCTGCGCTGAACTCGGCCCGCGGTTCTGCCGCAGCGGTGGGCGATCTGGCGCAGGTCACGCGCCTGGACATCGACATCGCACAGACGCAGACCACGCTCGACCAACTGCGCACGCTGTAACCCGTGCTGCTGACGCTGCTCCAGTCGCGGGGCGGGCCGGTTCCGCCGCCCGTTCCGCCCGCGGGAGGTGGATCTGGCGCTGCTGCCGGCCGGCGCACGAAGGGATGGATGCGCGAGCGGGCCATGCTGGAGGCCAGCCTCGCGCAGTTCGAGCAGGAGAACCTGCGCCGCATCGGCCGCACGATGGCCGACTCCGAGCGTCCGCAGGCGCAGCGCATCGCGCGCAAGCTGGTGGACTACACGGGCGAACTCGACCAGATCCGCAGCTTGCAGCGCGAGATCGCCAAGCTCCAAGCCGCGCAGGCTGACCGGATCTCGCAGACGCAGCAGGACGGTGAACTGCGCGCCGCGGCGGCAGAACTGCGCTCGATCCTGCTGGACGAGGAAGACACGCTCCAGGCGCTCATGGCGCTGGAGGACATGGAGGCTCGGCACCTGCTCGGGGTGCTGGGCATCTCGGTGCATTGACGGGAAGGCGCGCCCCGCCCCGCGCGCCAGGGTGACCGCCGACCCGAACAGGCGAGAGGAAACGCATGAGCACCG